TATCTAAAAACTTTGTTGACTAAAATAAACAATCCTGATGCGGCAATCGTATCAGAGGGAATCAAGGGCGCAGACGTAACAAACTTCATTGATACCGGATCGTATGTGCTCAATGCACTTTTTTCCGGTTCAATCTATGGAGGTCTTCCGGGAAACAAGATTTCATGTTTTGCAGGAGATCCTGCGACTGGAAAGACCTTTTATGCAATAGGAATTGCTAGGCAATTCCTTCAAGACAACAAGGATGGAGTTGTTGTCTATTTTGATACGGAGCAAGCAGTCACCACAGACATGTTCTCCGATAGAGGAGTTGATGTCAGCAGAATTGCAGTCATTCCTGTGTCCACGATTGAGGAGTTCAAAACTCAGGCTCTGCAGATCGTGAATGAAGTAATCGAAACCCCCGAAGAAGACAGAAAACCAATGTTCATGATTCTGGATTCTTTGGGAATGCTTTCCACCGAAAAAGAAATGCAAGATTCATCGGAAGGAAAGAACGTCAGGGACATGACTAAAGCACAGCAGAATAAGGCTGCTTTCAGGGTGCTTACCATGAAACTTGGAAAGGCACAGATTCCGATGTTGCTGACGAACCATACTTATCAGGTGATCGGTTCCTATGTTCCTACGAAGGATCTTGGAGGTGGAGTAGGATTGAAGTATGCAGCCAGCACCATAGTCATGTTGTCCAAGAGCAAGGACAAGACTGAGGATGGCGTGATCGGAAACTTCATCAAATGCACCAATTACAAGAATAGGTTCACGAAGGAAAACATGTCAGTGGAGACACGACTGAACTACAGTTCCGGGCTCAGTCGATATTATGGCTTGACTGATTTTGCAATTAAATACAATATCTTCAAGAAGGTGAGCACAAGAATCGAACTTCCTGACGGAACCAAGGTTTTTGAAAAGAACATCGATGAAGATCCGGAAAAGTATTTCACTAAAGAGGTGTTAAATAAGATTGACGAAGAAATTCAAAAAGACTTTAAGTATGGGATGAAGAAAGATGCTGAGTAATTATAAATTTTTGGAAAAAGAAGAAAAGTACAAAGACCTTGAGTATGTTCCGATTCAGATAACTGAAGGAAAATTTAAAGGCGTTGAATTCATGCTTAATGAAATTAAGATGAATATCGAATACAATACTAAGACGAAGGAAGAGCGTCTTCACGTGTCATTCGATGCAAAAATTTTAAATGATGCTGGTTACGAAAATATTTCCATGGATAACAAGGATTTTGTTGACTTTGCTGGCAATATCGTGTATGATATACTAGCATACAACGAAGAAGTCACGCCTGAGCTTGCCGATCAAAACGTAGATCAGCAGGTTGATATGGAGGCTGACGTTCATGAAGATCCCCATGGAAAAGATCATTCTTAAGAATCTCGCCAAGAACGAAGACTTTTGTCGCAAGGTACTCCCCTTTCTCAAGGAGGAGTATTTTGCTTCTAAGGCCGAACGTACAGTATTTGGCATAATCAACGAGTTTGTCTCCAAGTACTCCGCTCTTCCCACTCAGGATGCCCTCGACATGATGATCGAGAACGCCAAGGGAATCGGGGAGGAAGACTACAAGACCAGCCGCAAGATCATCCATGAGGTTTTTGCCAATAATGACAAGGAAGAGATTCATTGGCTGACCGACTCCACGGAGAAGTTTTGCAAGGATCGTGCTTTGCATCTAGCAATCATGGAATCGATCAACATTCTTGATGGCAAAGACAAGAATGCGACTGAAAGCGCAATTCCCGAGATTCTCAGCAATGCGCTGGCGGTTAGTTTCGATACTCGGGTCGGCCACGACTTCATGGAAGATTCCGAGAGTCGTTTCGATTTCTATAACAAGACCGAGAAGAGAATTCCGTTTGACTTGGAGTATTTCAACACGGTCACTGGTGGAGGAACTCCTTCTAAGACGCTCAACATCATCATGGCAGGAACCGGATGCGGCAAGAGCCTGTTCCTGTGCCACCATGCGGCAGCGTGCCTCACTCAGAATCTCAATGTCCTGTACATCACTCTTGAGATGGCAGAGGAGCGCATCGCGGAGCGCATTGACGCCAATCTCCTTGACATTCCCGTTCAGGATCTTCGTAACATGCCCAAGAATGCGTATAAGAAGAAGATCGATGCACTGAAGTCGCAGTGCAGCGGAAGGCTCATTATCAAGGAATATCCGACCGGAGAGGCAAACGCAAACCATTTCAAGATTCTCCTTCGGGAGCTTCAGACCAAGAAGAAGTTCAAGCCGGATATCATTTTCATTGATTACCTGAACATCTGTTCTTCTTCCCGAGTCAAGAATACGGCCAACACCAACAGCTATCAGTATATCAAGGCAATCGCGGAAGAACTCCGTTCATTGGCTGTCCAGTTCGATGTGCCTGTCTTCAGTGCTACTCAGGTTAATCGAAGTGGCTTCAGCAGCAGCGACATTGGGTTGGAAGATACCTCGGAGTCTTTTGGTCTTCCTGCCACCGCGGATTTCTTTGCGGCGATCATCAGGACCGATGAACTTGACGAGGTCAAGCAGCTCATGGTGAAGCAGCTCAAGAACAGGTATAATGCTACTTCTTCCAACAAGAAGTTTGTCATCGGAGTTTCTTTCAGCAAAATGAAGCTACATGATGTAGAGGAAGATAACCAGCCTGTCCTCGTCAGCGCAAATCAGACCAGCGGTAAGGGCAAGGAAAAAGAACAAGCCGATTACTATGACACTATCGGAAAGATGGGTAAGAAGATGGGCGCAGACTGGCAAATCTGATGCAGACCGCAATCGAAAAAAAGTTCATAAACATGGTTTCTCCTTCGCTTGACAAGTTCAAGTGGAGGAAGGACAATTTGGCAACTTGTAGATGCTTCAAATGTGGAGATTCACAGAAGAACAAGACAAAGACAAGAGGCTACTTTTACATAAATCGAGATCATTACTATTACAAGTGCCATAATTGCGGATTCTCATGCACAATCAAGACGGTGCTTGAAAATCTTTCTCCGCAGTTGGCAAAAGAATATGCATTGGAATCTTACAAAAACAGAGTCATTGGAATAGAACTCAATGATCGAATTCAAGAAACACCAAAGCAAATAGTTCCCGATTACATAGGAATACAAGTGTCTAGATTGCCACAGGGACATATGGCTAGGAATTATCTTGAAGATCGAGGCATCCCAAGTGCAAAGCACGAATATCTTTATTATTGTGATGATTTTTCTAAAATTGCACAAAGGTTTTTGAAGAATTCAATAAAAGAGCCAAGACTAATAATTCCATTCTTCGATGAGAATGGGAAAGTAGTTGGAGTGCAGGGAAGATCGTTTGAGAAAAATGCAAAGATCAGATACATTACATACAAAAGTCCTCACATAGAGAGGCTTTGGTATGGACTTGAAAGAATAAATCCACTGAATAATGTTTATGTGGTCGAAGGTCCTCTTGATTCTTTGTTTATTCCAAATTGCATAGCTATGGTTGGATCTAGTTATCCGGACACATTGCCAAATAAGATAAAGGAAAGCAAACTTGTATTTGCGTTTGACAATGAACCTAGAAATTCTGCATTGCATGGAATGATGGAAAAGGCCATAGACAATGGCCACAAAATTGTAATATGGCCTTCTATGGAAGAAAAAGACGTAAATGACATGGTAAATAAAATCGGAATAAGCAAAGTAAGAGAACTTATAGATAATAATGCATATTCTGGAAATGCAGCTAGATTAAAATTCAACTCATGGAGAAAAATTTAATATGAATGAAGATTTTAAAGATATGGACGAAGAATCCCAATTGAAGGTTTGTCAAGCTTTCATTCAATTTAATGGATTGTTTAGCCAGTATATACGGGAAATGGATAAGGATCTATGGGAAAAGGCTGTAGAATTTGCAAAAGATGGAATTGATATTCCGGGTGTAGAATTGAGATTTATCGAAGAAGACGAAGATACCGAGGAATAAACAAAATGATTAATAGAATCAATGTGCTCGACAAAGGGCACGTCGATCTCATTTCTCACATGGGAAATGATTTGACGGTTGTTAACGCTGCCAGAGTTTCTTTCAACAAAGAAAGCAAATTGGAAGGCGAAAAACTTTCTGAGAGAGATGCTAAATTAATTTCTTATCTGGCAACTCACAAACATTGGACTCCATTTGCCCATCCGCAAATTACGCTTAGAATAAAGGCTCCGATATTCATACGAACTCAATTGTTCAAACACAAGGTTGGTTTCGTTGAGAACGAGGTAAGCAGAAGGTACGTTACCGATACTCCAGAGTTTTATGTTCCTAATTGGAGAAAAGCTCCGACGAACGGCGCAAAGCAAGGAAGCAGCGATTTTATTGACGACATGGGAGTTGCAAATTCTCTTGAGTTGCAGTATAATACGCTAACAAATGGCGCACTCGCAATATACGACAATCTTCTTTCTCAAGGCGTTGCTCCCGAACAAGCGAGATCCGTCCTTCCGCAAGGAACTTACACTGAATGGTGGTGGACTGGATCTCTCTCGGCATATGCAAGAGTCTATGCACAGAGAATGGACTCCCACGCCCAGTGGGAAGTTCGTCAATATGCAGAAGCAATTGGCGAATTAATTTCTCCTATTTTCCCAGTTTCATGGGAAGCACTGACAAAAAATTCAAATAATAAATAAAGACACCAAAGGAAAAACTATGACACAACTTTCTGCTTTTCAAGATTTTATTTTCATCTCACGTTATTCTCGTTGGATCGAGAGCAAAAATCGTAGAGAAACTTGGAGCGAATGTGTTGATCGCTGGTGGAATTATTTTACGGACAAAGTTCCTCAGTTAGCGGAGCGACCAGATGTCAAGGAAGCAATTCTCAATCTTGAAGTTCTTCCTTCCATGCGCAGTCTCATGACTGCTGGTCCTGCACTGGATCACGACAATACTTGTCTGTACAATTGTTCATATCTGCCCATCGATAGTCTCGATTCTTTTGCCGAACTGTTCGTCGTTTTGATGAATGGCACTGGAGTTGGCTATTCCGTTGAGCATCAATACACAGACAAACTTCCTCAAGTTGCGAACAAGATTGAGAAGGTCTTCAACATCACATACGTTGTAGAGGATTCGAAGGAAGGTTGGGGAAACGCTGTCAAGTTCTTGATGGATCATTTGTATGCAGGTCGCCACATCAAGTGGGATTTGAGCAAAATTCGTCCAGCTGGAGCAAGACTCAAGACATTCGGCGGTCGAGCAAGCGGTCCTGCTCCTCTTGACAATTTGTTCAAGTTTATTGTCAAGGTTTTCTACAACGCGCAGGGCCGTCGTTTGACTGCTCTTGAGTGCCACGACATCTGCTGTGCCATTGCAAACGCAGTTATCGTCGGTGGTGTTCGTCGTTCTGCCATGATTTCTCTCAGTGATCTTTCGGATCGTGAGATGGCATTGTGCAAGAGTGGTGCATGGTGGGAGCAAGCAGGCTTCCGTTCATACGCAAACAACTCGGCGGTCTATCGTGGGCGTCCTCCGATGGGCCAATTCCTTGAGGAATGGACTTCGCTGTACAACAGCCACAGCGGTGAGCGTGGAATGATTAACCGCAAGGCATTGCAGGAGCAAGCAGCCAAGTGGGGTCGGGATGAGAACTGCGAGTATGGAACGAATCCATGTTCTGAGATCATTCTGAAGCCATTTGAGTTCTGCAATCTTTCTACCGTTGTTGTTCGTCCAGACGATACAGCAGCAAGCCTAAAGAAGAAGATCGAGATTGCTACAATCATAGGTACAGTTCAGTCTACGTTCACGAACTTCCCGTATCTTCGTCCTGAATGGAAAAAGAACTGCGAGGAAGAAAGACTTCTCGGAGTCAGCATGACTGGCATCTATGACAACAAGCTAACCAGTGGTTTGGAAGGTAAGCCAAAATTAGTGCGTCTACTTGAAACCCTGCGCGATCACGCAACAGCCACAAACATGAAGTGGGCTGAGAAGCTAGGAATCAATCCTAGCAAGTCCATCACTTGCGTAAAGCCAGAAGGAACCACTTCTTGCTTGGTTGACTCGGCCTCGGGTCTGCATCCTCGTTATGCTGAACATTATTATCGTAGAATTAGAATTGACAAGAAGGACCCAATTTACAATCTCATGAAGGATCATGGCGTTCCTTGCGAAGATGATGTGATCAATCCTGCCAACACAGCGGTCTTCACGTTTGCAATGAAGGCTCCAAAGGGAACAACCACAACGGAAGATCTCCGGGCGTTGGATCACTTGGATCTGTGGAAGACTTATCAGGAACATTACTGTCACCACAAACCATCCATTACGGTTAACTACAAGGATTCGGAATTCCTTGAAGTCGGACAATGGCTATGGGAAAACTTCGATGTCGCTACTGGCATCTCGTTCCTTCCCGGTGGAGACAATCACACATACGCTCAGGCTCCATTTGAGCAAATTGATTCGGCAACGTATGCAGCTCACCCAAAGGTTAAAGTTAACTTCAAGGAGCTGTCTAAATACGAAGCAGAAGACAATACTGAGTCGGCAAAGGAATTTGCCTGCAGTGCTGGCGGTTGCCAGATAGTCTGATCCTCCAATCCTCGGTAGCTCAGTTGGTAGTAGCGGAAAGCTGTTAACTTTCATGTCGCTGGTTCGATTCCAGCCCGAGGAGTTTTGTGAATAATAATATGATTGAATACGTAGACATTATCTATGGGTTGGCGTGGGGAGATGAAGGCAAAGGAAAAATTTCTAATGCGATTGCATCCGACTACGATTATGTTTGCAGATGGAACGGAGGTCCCAATGCTGGACATACCGTATACATTGATGATAAAAAATACAAGACTCATATCGTGCCATGTGGAATATTCAAGAACAAGAAATGCGTGGTCGGCCCCGGCTGCGTATTGAATGTTGAAAAGTTTTTGAATGAATTGAAGTATCTTGAGGATGCTGGGTTCGATATCTCTTTAGTAAAGGTATCACCGAATGCCCACATAATCACGGATGAGCACATTCAAAAAGATCTTAACGAATTGAAGGCAAAATTGGGAACCACTGGACAAGGTATTGCACCTTGCTATGCCGACAAGATGATGAGAATTGGAAAGAGAGCAAAGGATGTTCTTCCCTCCAAATTGATCTGGGATCAAAAATTGGAAGGTAAAATTTTGTGCGAAGGCGCACAAAGCGTGTGGCTTGACATAGATCATGGAAGTTATCCTTTCGTCACAAGTAGCACCACGATGCCCTACGGGGCTTGTTCACTGGGATTCTCTCCTAAGTCAATTCGTCGTCTAATAGGTGTTGCAAAAATTTATGATACGAAGAGTGGAGTGGATCCTCTGTTCCCGGAATCTCTTTGGGAAGACAAGACTCTAAATGACATAATTGAATTTGGACAGGAATTCGGATCAACGACGGGCAGAAAGAGACTGGTCAACTGGCTCAATTTGGACAAGTTGATTGAATCCATAAAACTTTCTGGTTGCACAAATTTGATCGTCAACAAGTGCGATGTTTTGCAGGAAGTGAATACATTTAAATTGACATATAAAAACTTTTTATATGAGTTTAAAAATCTTCATGAAATGCAGACGTTCATTAACATGAGACTTGGCTTCTTGTCCATAGATATTGCTTATTCGGGAAATAAGGAATTTTTAACTTGATTTGAAATCATTAAAAGTATAAAATATATGTAACAACTAATAGTGTACATGTCTGACGAGAAACCACAACATGTCGAGAAACAGGGCAAGAAAAGAAAGCCCAGCAGAAATATAATTTCGGACATGCTTAAGCACGCCAAGTATCGCGCAAAGAAAAAAAATATTGAATTTTCTCTGTTGAGGGAAGACGTGGTTATTCCGAAAACATGCCCCGTTCTGGGAATACCCATCATCCCATACAGCTTTTACAACTCTCCTTCTTTGGATAGAATTGACAATAGCAGAGGGTATACAAAAGACAATGTCATAGTCGTGTCATTCAAGGCAAACATGCTCAAGGGAGCTGCGTCAATGGATGAACTGGAAAAGATTGTTCAATTTTACGGCAATCTGGAGAACCAATGAAGCTCCTATAAATAATAGGATGTTTCATACAATTGTTGGCATAGACTATTCGATGACCTCTCCTTGTATCTGCATGTTTGATACGAGAAAAAAATTTTGCTTTGAAAATTGCAACTTCTATTTTCTCACCGATACAAAGAAATACGCTAATAAATTTTTGAACAACATAACAGGGGAGCTTTTCCCCGATTATGATTGCGACACGGAAAGGTTCGACAGCATATCGACTTGGGCCTTGAATCTCTGCATAGGAGCAGCGGAGGTTTCGCTGGAAGGATATGCATATAATTCCACTGGAAGAGTGTTCCATCTTGCTGAGAACGTGGGAATATTAAAACACAAACTATACAAAAATGCGATACCACTCAGCGTAATTGAACCAAGCAGGGTCAAGAAAATAGCGACTGGAAAAGGAAACGCCGACAAGCAAGCGATGTTTGATTGTTTTGAAAACGAAGCTGCAGTGGACTTGAAGTCCATCATGAGCCAAAAGACACTATCGAATCCTGTTACGGATATTATCGATAGTTTCTATATTACTAAAATTTTGGCTGAAGCCAAACTCAATGAAAAATTTTAACTGAGAATGACTCGACAATGGGAGCTGGCAAGGACGACATTATTTCGTAGTTGTCCCAGTTTTCTTTTAGGATACCCTGATCTACCAAATCGGCAATTGTTGATTTTAGCTCTTCGTCTGGATTGCTAAAATTGATATAATTTTTGCCGTGTTCCTTTGCAAGTTTCAAAGCCATTGCTATGGCTTCTCCGTTTGGATACTTGTCCAATTTTACTTTTCTCACATCTGGTAGGGCAAAGTACAAAAAGCCAGCTATGTCCTTTTTTGGCACGATAACGGAAGAACAATGTTCA